CCTCTGAGGTCCGCGCCGTAGAGGTCCGCGCCTCTGAGGTTCGCGCCGCTGAGGTCCGCGCCACTGAGGTACGCGCCTCTGAGGTTCGCGCCGCAGAGGTTCGCGCCGCTGAGGTTAGCGCCGCTGAGGTACGCGCCTCTGAGGTTAGCGTCGCACTCGACAGCCTCTATGATCACATCCTTGATGTTGTCTTTGTCTGACTTGAAGATAATTTCGTCGTTGATTGCCTTGATTTCCATTTGTTTGAATTTATGTTGATTAAAGGGTTTATTTAACTCTCGGAGATTCGTGTACACAGTCGCGCCAGCTTGCCAACTCTGCGCATCTCTCCATTATGCGTATCGCTCGGCCTTCGCTCCTGATGTTTGTGGCCACTGTCCGCCATTTGAGGTCTTCCAGAACGCTGACCTCGTAATATTCTCCATTGATTGATTTTTGCGCTAACATTGTTATTTATTTTAGTTTATTTTCGGTCAAAAAGCCGCCCGCGAATGGATAAAACCAGTTGAACAGATGAGGCGGGCGGCTCAAACCCAAAGAACGTGGCGCGATTCGTGGAAGGCTCGCGCAAGGCCTTTATTCTTCGCCGCGTATTTTGCGGATTTCGGCGCAAATTTCAAGGATTCGGTCAAGTTTGCGGTCGGTGAGGCGTCCTTTCATCAGTTTCGCCAATTCTGCTCTTAATTCTGCCAATCTTTGTTCCATTTCTTCGGGTTTTTAAGGGTTAAAAATTAAGCGATTTTTGAAAAGACTGTCTCGAAGTGCATCTCGTATCCGTTCCAAGTATTGGCCTTCTGTGTCTTCGCAAGGAACCAATCGGCCACCATAGCGTGGGTGCGGTTTCCGTCATATTCGGCAGTGAAGATTTCGCAGACCGACTTCGGCATCCAGATGCTCTTTGATTTGCATGAACCGTTCCAGCTGACCATCACATTGACCAGTATAGCCTTCTCAGTCTCGCGCTCTACGGCATTGATCATCATTTCGCTGCGGGTGTTTTCGGTGTTTTTCATTTCTTTGGGTTTTTAATTTTTTATAATTCCGTTCGTTTTTGATGGTACAAAGATACACTTTTTATTACATAACTAACACGGTATGTAAAAAATATTTTTACGCTTGTATCTTGCATGATATCAAACAGTTATAAATTGCTCGCCGCGAAAATGAGACGAGCGGACGGCGAAACAGCCGGCGGATTCCGCAGATATTATGTTAAATAGCGCAAAAACCGAACGCCGCCCGAATGGACGGCGAACGGCAGAATACATAACACTTTGAAAATAAACAATATAAGCCAAAAGGCGTTTATAAATGGCAGTAAATCAGCGGTTTAGCGACAGCAGTTCCAAGTCCGCGAGGCCGTCGCTCCACGTGGCCGCGCGCACGTGCCACCGCCGCCCGCGCCACATGGCCAAGGCGCCGGGAGCGAGAGACGCGAACAGCCGCAGCGGAACGCGGGCGGTAAGTCGCACAGACACCGCCTCGCGGCTCGAGTCCGCCATCTCCGAGCCCAACCCCTCGTCGTTGACCGTCTGCACGTGCAGGGCGTTTCCGTTGCCGTATAACGTCGTGTTCTCATAAATGACCGTCAGCACACCCTTGTAGGCGTAGTCACCATTGTTTCCGACCGTGACGTCCTCCAGCTGCGCGACCTTGACGCCGTCCACCAGCTCCCAGTTGCCCTCGTTGAAGGGTATCTGCGAGAACTCGGCCTCCTCGTCGAGGGCGTCGTTGTCGCACGGAAGATCGCGGCGGAACCTCATCTCCTCGCGAACGTAGTCCGCGCTCTTGCAGCGCACGTAATTGTGCCGGCTCAGGCCCTCGATGTAGCGCAGCACCTCCTTGACTTCAGTCACACCCGCCGTGTCCAAGTCAAACCAGTCCCACCCGGTCAGGATGTCCGGCGACGGGTGCAGGGTCACGGTCTTGGACGAGCCGTCCACCTCGAGGATGCAGTCGCAGAGGTCGCAGGCCGCCTGCAGCAGCTGCGTGAAAGACAGATCGGGCATGTTGTCGTCGAGCGTGACCGTCTGCCCCGCCTGCACCACGCCCGAGGCCTCCTTGACCGTGAAGGTGCAGTCCACGGTGCCCGTGTATCCAGTCTGCCCGTCCCAGCACCACGGGCGGAAAAACGGCAGGACATGCACGTCCGACGCGTTGACAATCGCGAACCAGTCGCCGACGGCCATCTCGCGCTCGAAGGACGCGCAATCAGACGCCTCGGGGACGTGGTTGCCGTCGTCGCTCCAATTCCACAAGTCATCGCCCTGACCGCTTACGAAGAACCACGGCAGCGATAGACTGCCAGTATATGATATGGTTATCGGCCGGATGGCGACGAACACGTACACCGTCACGTTGGCCGGGAAGTACCCGCGCTTGTAGCGGCGGGTCTCGATTTTGATGCCGAACTCCGACAGCTGGCTGTAGCCCGTCGGGAACACTGGCGACCACCCCGCCCGCGCGCTTCCCGTCACCCGCAGGGCGGGCAGCGGTTTGTCCACGTCCATCGTCGGCAGCACGAGGCCGTAGCGGTGCGGGTCGCGGATGTTGTTCGACGGCATCGCTACCGAATACCCAACGTTGGCCGCCGCCTCCTCCAACAACCAGCCGAGGTTGACCGTCGGGAACATCTCGGGCTGGTAGCCGACGGCCGGAGACTGCGCCGTGCCGTTGCTATAAGAGTAAAATCCGAAAGTCGGTATCATGGAACCCGTCACGGCCCTGTCCTTGCCCGTGAACTCAAACTTCGCGCCCGTGAACAGGTGGCCGTGCAGCGAGTCGCTGAAGTTGTCAGGAAGGTCGAGGTCTCCGTACATAAATAATATCTCATACCGCCCGCCGCCCCAGCTTGTGAGGACGGCGCGGCCGTGCAGCACCACTCCTCCGGCCACGATCTCGCACTTGGCGGCGCGTCTGACACCGTAGAAATTCGGGTCGCGGTCGATGATGAACATTTTGTTGTTTTCCGGCGTGTCGGGCAGAGAGAACCCGAACGAGCGCGATGTCTCCATCCCGTTCTTCGCGAACAGCCACGACTTCCACTGCAATCCGAGCCGCGTGTCGGCGTCCGTGTCGGCATATTGGCCGTTAATCCTTACTGTTATCGTCATAGCTCGTCGGTTGTGTTTGTTATAATCTCAAAATCGAAATTGCGGGACTGCCCGCCCACCGGGACGGCGGGAACCTCTCCGCGCACGCGCACGGGAACCCACTCGCCGGAACCGCCGGAAGAGGCATACGAGGACACGTCTGCGCGGACGTACACCTGACCGCTGGCCATCATGTCCCGCAGGTAGGCGAGGTCGCGAGGGCTGCACATCGGGAAACGCAGCGAGGCCGACCAGTCCGCAGCCGTGCCCGTGCGAATGCCGAAACCCGCGTACACGTCGCGCCGCGTGACGGCATCGGCGGTCTCCGACACCACGTCGGCGCACTGGCTCTTCCATCCGCCAAGCTCCGGCGACCACCAAGCCACCAGCATCTTGTCGTCGGCGCACTCCTGCCAGTCGAACACGGTTGTCGCGCTGTCGCTCTCGCCGGGTATCGTCAGTTTCAGCAACATAAGGCGGTTGTTCGGGGACACCATAAATGACATCGAGCCGCCCGTGCCAACGAGAGCCACCGATGAAGGCGTGCCGCTAATGTATTCGCGGTACATCTCCGCGTCGAACACCGGGACGGGAACGGTCACCGGGTTCGGCACGCCGGCCAGCGCCCGCCAGCGGTCGGGCAGGCACGAGAGGAAGGCGGCGTGCGTCAGCCGCTGGCACCCGACGGCCTCGTACACCCTCCACGTCATGTCTGCGCGGTTGATTTCCGCGCCGTCGCTGTCCAGCAGCGCGGCGGTCACCGTGCAGACCATGCACAGCGGCGCGGGAGCGACGAGCAGCGCGTCAATCTCGTGGCGGTACACGTCGCGCAGCGCGTCTCCGACGGGGATGTAGAGCGTGTCGCCGTCGGCGCACGCCAGCTCCATCAGCAGGGTGTAGTGGTCGGGAGCTCCCGTGTCGATGGTCAGCGAGACCGTCGCGGCGGTTGCGTCGGAAACACGCACACGCAGCACCGGGTCTGCCTGCGTGAAGACGTTGTAGTCGTGGTTCGTGTTCAGGACAAACCCGATCGATGAAAAGTCGATAAAAGAATGGGACAAATACTCCCATGTTAGAAATTTGCGCATAATATTGTTATTACATTGTTAATTTCGCGATTTTCTCCACCTGCTCCACGCGACGGCGGAAGCGCGTGAACTCGGAATAATCCAATATCGGCGCGGGGAGAGCCTCCACGCCCTCGGCGACAGCAGCCGCGAGCAGTCGGTAGTCGATGCCGGCGAAAGGCACGCCGCCGCTCACCAGCTCCCACAGCCGCTGCTGGTCCTGACGGTTGATGACCATCTCGCCGCTGTTGAGGCGCGCGTCCACTCGGTCGCCGCTCCACGAAGTGCCCGGAACGATGCCGCCCGTGGCGAAGGTTGGCTTGCTCGGGACCGTCGCCGCCCTGATGGCCTTGATGACCGCCGCGAATTGCGCCGTCACCGCCGCGACGTTCGCGGCGATGCGGATTGCCATCGTGTACGGGTCGCCCTCGGTGGAGACCGCCGTGGCCGCCGCGATGGTTGTGGCCATGGAAATCATCGCGTCCACGATGGCCATGGCCTTCTTGAATTTCTCGTATTCCTCGCTGTCGCCCGCCGCGCTCTCGAACAGTTCGGACAGCGCGCCCGTGACGCTCTGCATTGTGCTCGACAGCTCCTGCGCCTGCGACTTGACGGCTTCGCCGCTGGCCTTGCGCGCCTCGGTGACCTGAGCCTCCGCGGCGATGACGGCGGCGGTGTAGTCGGCCTCGCTGTTGTATAGCGCGGCCTTGGTCTCGTCGTCCATCCGCAGCAGCTCGTCGTATGCCGACCGCGCGGCATCCAGCTGCACGCGAGCCGCCTCGGCGGCGTTGTCGCCGGCCTTGAGCAGCGCGGCGGCGAACTTGTTGTCCGTCTCCTTCTGCATGTCGGAGAAAGTCTTTTTTATCGCCTCGGCGCGCGCCGCTGCGGTTATCTCCTCCACCTTCTTCGCGCTCTCGGCCTCCGCCAGCGCGATCTGCTCCTCTATCTGCGCCCGCATCTCAGCCGTGAGGTCGGCCTCTGTCCGCAACCTCTCACGAAGCGCGGAAACGCGCCTTTTTAGCGTTTCTTTTTCTTGTGCGACCTCTCGCTCCGCCGTGTCCTCAATCGCGCGTATACGGGCGTCTATGGTCTCCTGCGCGAGCTTGCGCTCCGCGTCCGCCCTCTCGCGTATGCGCCGCTCGTCGAGCGCGGCAAGGCCGTCGGCGAGCTGACGCTCCAATAGCAGCACCTGCCCGTTGATGGCCTCACGCGCCTGTGCTGTGAGGTCTTTCTCGGTCTCCAGCCTGTGTTTCAGGTCCTCGATGCGCCGCGAATACTCCGCCTGCATCTTCGCCCGCTCCCGCTGCGCCTCGTCGGTAATCATTTCGATTGTGAGGTCTTGCAGGGCGCGGATTTCGTCCTCCTGCGTCTTGAGGCGCTTGGCGCGTTCCTCGGCGGCACGCTGCGCGGCCTCGCGGGCGGCTTTCGCCCTCTCCTGCTCGGCCTTCCTCGCCGCCTCCGCCTCCCGCTGCATCTCCTCGCGCTGCGACTTGAGCTGCGAGTTCAGGCGGCGGGTGCCTTGTATCATCTCTGTCTCGCTGTTGATGTACGCCGCCCGCGCCTGCGCGATGCGGTCGGCCATGGCGTCGGAGTAGTCCGCCGTGCGCTGCTGCTCCTCAAGCAGCAGGTCGAGTTTCTCCTTCTTTATCCGTCTGTCATCCTCCAAGTCCTTGATGGCAAGGTCGCGGGATTTTTCCAGCAATTTCACCCGATCCCCGGCGGTCAGCCCTTCCTCGTACCGCGCCCGCTCCTCCAGCTTGGCGCGTTCGCGCGCGCGCTCGGCGGCGGCGACGGTGTACTGCCGCTCGGCCTCCTCCAAGGCGTCCATCCGCGTCTCCGCCTCGCTCGCGGCCTTGGATGCCTCCTTGAGCGACGGCACGAAGAATGTCATCACGGCGGCGGCGGCGCGCGTGAAACCGTCCACAATAGTCGCCACCACTCCGGCCAAGGCGTTGAACACGTTTTTGACGGCCGTCACAACCGGTGACAGCCGCTGCAAGGCGGCGGACAACTTCGTTCCCGCCTCGTCGTTGCGCTGGAAGGCCTCGCGAAGCTGGCGGAACACTCCCACCACCGCCGTCACGGCGGCGGCTATCCATCCAAGCGGCGTTGTGAGCAGGGTCTTGGCGAAGTATTTCACGGCCTGCGTCGCCGCCGCCAAGCCCTGACGGAACCCGCCCTGAAAGAGGTTGGCAACCTTCAGCACGTTGCCGTTCAGGCCCGTGAGCGCGGAGACGTAGTTGCCCACATTGCGCTGGTGGTCGCCTAGGCTGTAGTCCAAGTTCTTAACCTCCTCGTCGAGCCTTTGGATGCTCTTGAGCATGGCCTGCCCCTCAGCGCTCTCCCGCTGCGCCTTCGTCATACCGCGGTACTCCGATTTCAGCTGCGCCAGCTGCGCCCCCAATTCGGTGATGCTGTCGCCGAACTTGCGGTCGTTCTGCGTCGCGATCTGCACCTGCGCGGTGTACATCTTCTCCACCGATGTCAGCTCCTTGAGACTGGCGGTGTTGGTGGCCACCTCCTCGGCGATGTCGGCGAGCCGCTTGGCCTGCTTCTCGCTGATGGTGCCGTTGACCTTCAACTCCTCGTTGATGGCCTTCTGCTCCGTTCGCAGCTCCTTGTTCGCGGCCTTGAGCCGCTGTATCTTTTCCTGCACCAATGCAAGCCGCTCCGCCGACTGCCCGGCGTTGACCTCAACTTCGATGATGATTTGTTCTTCTCTTGCCATATTGACTTTATACTATTTATTTCTCAGCACTCAAATTTACTATAATTGCAACCGCTTGTTTTTCAGTAGGTTATATCGCCATTATAATAATTATACTAATTATCGTATATTTTTTTTCACCCTTATATGTATAATTGCTTATATCGCTATGTATCAACACTTTATGTGTTTTCCCATATTATTATAAAATATATTATTATATTTATTATAATTAGTATAATGACATTGTATTTTATTATAAACCAATACGTTACGATTATACTATCTTGCCGGCACGATAGTATAATTATTATAATTTCACACGCCGAAGAGCAGATCGCGGACGGTGGCGCGGGCGGCGGCTGGTATCTGGTCACGAAGCGCGTCCACGGCAGCCTCCACCTCCGGGCCAACGACCCAGTCCTGCGGTTCGAAGTGCCTCTCCGTGCCGCCGCGCCTCCTGATGCCTTCCACGATGGCCTTGGCCGACGGCACGTTTCGCGCACCGCTGCGGATTTTCTCTTCGCGCCACCTCCCCGCCTCGGCGAGTGTAGGTACTTCTGTGGTGCCTGACTGGATGGATGCCAGTGGAGCCACGTCGTCGCCCTTGTACACCAGCGCGGCGCGGCGTTCGGAGACCTCAACATTGAAGGCCTCGGAACTGCGTCCGCTGGCGTTAATCCACCGCTCGCCCGCCGAGGTGCGGTAGCGGCGCGCCATGTTGGCTTGTATCCGCGACCTGCACTCGTCGAGTATCTTAGCCGCCAAGTCTATCGTGTTGTCGCTCATATCGTTACAAATTTTCAACCGTCCAACCGTCGGGAATGCCGTCCGCGCCCTGCGGCCAGCCTTCCATCGCCGCCGCCTTGCGGAACACACCGCTTGCGGCCACTCCGGCCGTCATGTTAGCCGTCGCGCCCTCGTCCAATTCCGTGGCGTGCGCCTCTATCTCGTTGAGGTTCGCACACTCCAAAAACATATAGGAATAGGCGCGGGAAGGAACGATGAAGGCCGGAAGCACGGGAGCATTGCGGACGCCGCTCATCATGAACATCCCTCGATAGCACCCTTCCGCCAGCACCTCCCACGGCAGATAGTCGGACGGCAGCTCGGTTATGGCCTCGCAATATGCGAGGAAACCGTTGAAGGCATCTACGGCCACGGATTTCCACACCCGTATGTCCGGGGCATTTAGCAGAGCGAAGTGGTCGCCCATATAGTCGCACATCATCGGGTGGAAACGCGCCACCGTTGCCGATAGGTCGCTGGCGAAGATTGAGCGGATGTCGCCGCCGCAGTACATTCGCTTCTCGAGAAGGAACACCGAAGCGTCGGCGGAGTAGCTGTCGCCGAAACTCTCATTGTCTCCGCGAAGGTAGACGCGGTCGCCGACGGATGAGAGCGTCAACGGGTCGAAAGTGTAGCGCAAAGAGCCGAACGCCATCGTCTCGGTGGTGTACGGCCACGGCGTGAAGTTCACGCCGTCGCGGCTGTACTCAAGGTCGGGAGCATCCCCGACACCGTAGCTGTAGTCCTTGCGCAGCGACACCGTCGCGCCAGCCTGCGCGGCCTCGAAGTAAAACCAGTCTTGGTGCGGTATCACCAGCGGAACACAGTCTGCGGCGGAGGCCGTGAGCGTGACGCGCAGGCACACCCAGCAGACGTTCTCGGCGTAGTCGTCGTAGCCGTACTGCCAGCGCGGGTCGGCATAGGTCATCTCGTTGCCCGTGCGGATGTCGTTGAGCAGAGCCTTGCCGATGTCCTTCATCCGCTCCTGCTCGGGCAGGAGTGCCTCGCCGTCGAAGTCAAAGTCGCAGAGGCAGGCGAAATACACCGCCACCACCGCCGTGTCTTTGCAGTCCACCGTCGCTGAATCGGTGACGAGGTGCATGATGACCGCCGTGGCGTCCTTGCTGTCCGCAAACGGCGTGTTGTTCAGCATCTCATTCACCTGCCCCGCGCTTCCATACACGGCAGTATAGCCGCGACCGCGCGCCCAATCAAGTATTTTATCGACTATCATCATATCGTGTCAATTTTGGTCGCTTCCGTTTCGATTTCGGGCTCCTCCTCTGGTTTCGGGAACGCGTCCTCGTCATCCTCTATGATGTCGGCGGCGGTTGTGTTCACCCCGAGCGATAAAGTCTTTCCGAAGACCGCGCGGTCGGGTGTTGCCACGAATTTACCCACGCCCGCCGTCACCGTCATGTGTCCGTCAACTATTTTCTTTTTCATAATTGTTTGATTTTTAATTAAATATCGTGACGTGTCCATCCGTTCGGGATGCCGCTCGTGCCCGTCGGGATGGTGAGGATCGGGTCGCAGTAGAAGTCGCCTGCGACTGCGACACCGGAGAGCCAGTCGGTCAGACAGTTAGAAGCGGAGATATCGGTCGCGTGTATGCGGATTTCGGACAATGTCGTGCATCCGTAGAACATATAGTGGTAACATTCGCTAACTAGCGTTGTCGCTGGCAAATCCGGTGCGTTCACGAGGCTCGTGCATCCGTTGAACATAGAGCTGTAACAGCTGTAAGCTAGCGTTGTCGCTGGCAAATCCGGTGCGTTCACAAGGCTCGTGCAGCCTCGGAACATAAAGTAGTAACACCGGCTAGCTAGCGTTGTCGCTGGCAAATCCGGTGCGTTCACAAGGCTCGTGCAGCCGTTGAACATAGAGCTGTAACATTCGCTAGCTAGCGTTGTCGCTGGCAAATCCGGTGCGTTCACAAGGCTCGTGCAGCCGTAGAACATAGAGCGGTAACATTCGCTAGCTAGCGTTGTCGCTGGCAAATCCGGTGCGTTCACAAGGCTCGTGCATCCGTAGAACATAGAGCGGAAATTGTAATTTGCTCCAGACAACGAAAGATGTTGACTGTCATTGCAAGACAACGACATAACGGAACCGTATGCTTCAACAGGGTTGTCAAATGCAAATCGATAGTAATCATCAAGACCATTTGAAAAGGGCACAAACGTGCTGCTTGTGTTCCTTATGCACAGCGTCTGTCCCTCCTCAAGCGTATAGCTGTAATCCGTGCCGACGAGCGTCCACGGCTGCCAGTTCTCTCCGTCGGTGCTGATCTCAAGGCTCACGGCGTTCGGGCTTCCGTATTTGCGCAAAATGACCGTCCCGCCCTCGGGCATCGTCAGCTTCAACCCCCACCACTCGTCAATAGGCGAAGGTCCAGGCTCCGCGCCTCCGCCGATTCCGTACATCTTCACGCGCTCGCGCAGTAGCACGCCGAAGACATAGACCCCGTAGGCGTAGTATTCGTATCCGTCGCGGATAACGTACCGCTCCGAGAGCATATACCGCGCCCGCTCGACCATGCTGCGGTCTCCGCCATTGAGGGCGATGCGATAGCCGTACCAGCCCGCGCCCGCGAGCAGACGGGGATCGTAGCTGACATACGCTGCGGGAGGCTCCGCGCCAGCAAGCCTGCGCCGCTCGTCGGCGAGCGGTCCGTTCATCGCGCGGTAGCCAGCTCGTGACAAAATATAGGTAATAGTGCCTGTCATCTCTTCAAATATATTTTTATCAAAATTCTCGCTGCAAAAATAATCAAAATACCGATGCAAAGACCCGCGAGAAACCACGGCCACCGCCTGACCTTCGGACACCCGCTCTGCACGGCCACTTTCTCCACGTAGCGCAGTGTGTCGCAGCTGCGCAGCGTGTCACGGAAGATGGTGTAATGGTACTCCCTTTCGGTGACCTTCTCGCGGATGCACACCGTGTCTCCGCGTAACTCGACGTAGAGGGTGTCGGTGCAGTCCACGAACACGCTGTCGCGCTGGTAGACCTTAACGTATTCCGTGCGCACCGCCTCCTCCCTGACCGTCCGGCATCCGCACAGCAGCAGGCTAACGGCGGCGGGCAGCCATAGCCGTCTCCATCTCCACGCTCTGGCGGTATGCCGCGAGTGCCTCGTTGTAGGCGTTCTTTCGTGCTGTCTTGTACTCATAGACTGTCAATTTTTGCGCCTCCTCGAAGCCGTGAAGGGTAAAGCACTCCTTGAGCGTCCACATCACGGCCTCCTCGATGTTTCCATCCTTCATACCGCGCCGCATAGCCTTCTGCCGCAGGGTCTCGGGCGCGGCGGTATCCTCCATGAATGCCGCGAACGCCAGCAGGCCGTCGCGCAGGCTGTTGAGCCGCTCCGCCGCCTCGCCGACGGTCATGCCTTCCAGCTGTGTCTTGACCTCCGTCGGGATCGCCCCGCCGACGGCCTCCAGCATCCCGCGCACCGTGAGCAAATCGAAGGCAAAGGCCTCGTCGCGCTCAGGCACAGCGGCGAGCAGCTGCTCCATGGCCTCGGGATATGACGTGAAAAACGGGGCGACCTTCGCCCACGGCTCCGAGCGTGTGACCGAATATTTAACCATTCTGCCCATCGTCTCCGATTTTCTCAAAAAACGTGTCTCGCACCAGCTGGTGCATACTGCCGACGGTCAACTCAGCGATATTGGAATTGCTTATGACCTTGCCGCGAAGCGCGAATGAGCACAGCGCGGACTTGAGCCGCCAGCCGTCGCGGCTGACGTTGCGCTCCGGCTTGCTCATCTCGTAGAGCTGAACAAGTATCTGCTCGTAGCAGCGTGTGCTGCATCCTCTCTTTATGCGGTATTTGACGCCCGCGGCGTCCGCCGCCGCCGTCACTTCTGCCTTTTCGGCCTGCGACAATTTCGTGCGCTGCAATAACTCTTCAATTCTCTCTCTGTCCATTTTCTTTGTGTTTTGGAAAAACAAAGGCGGGAGAATTTTCCCCCGCCCCTGCCAACAAAAAAATTACCGTTATGAAAAAACAAGCCGCCGCCTTTACACGGTGGCCAATAATGCGTCGAAAGCCGCCTTGGTGGTTGCGTAGTCGGTGTTGAAGAAGGAGACATCCGCGAAGCTCTCGCTGCCAGTCATGGTCATGAGCCAGTAGCCGGTCTCCTCGTCCTGCACCTGAGCGGTGGCCGTCACTCCGGCTTGGTAGCCGATGAGCTGGAACGAGCCGTCGCCTCGGTGGTCTTTGCGTTGCAGCAGGATGACGTAAGAGCCTGCCTTGAGCGGCTCCACAACATTCAGTGCCGCCGCGCCGCCGATGCCTTCGTAGTAGAACTGCACCGTCTTGGTGTACTGGTTCGCCTCTTGCTCGAAGGTGGCGTTCGTGCCATTGAACGGTGCTGGGTTCACTCTCGGGTTGTAAATCACATAAGGCTTCTTGTTTTCGAGCACCGCCAGCGTCTTGATGATTCGCGGGTTGCTGGCGTCGGTCGTGACGCTCGCCCAGTCGATGTCCGAGCGGTTGAACAGCAGCGCGACATCCTCATATCCCGACACCCGCGGATTCTCGCAGTCGGTGTCGAGGTTTGCCGTCACAACACCCATGCAGGGCGTGAAGACAGCGAGGGAATAGACGGACGGGTCGGCGCCCGCCGTCGCGATGAAGACCGCCACAGCCACGATTGCGATGATGAGCACCAGCGGTCTGAATTTCAAATTATGCAGAAAATCTTTCATTTTTTTAATATTTTTTTTTAATTTTTGTTTCTTGTAATTCTGTTTGAGCAGGAAAGGTTGTAGCAGATATACGGACAGAAGCTCGCCGCCTCGGCGCGGAACTGCGCGGCGACCTCGTCGCGCAGTTCCTCCACCTCGGCGTCATTTTCCTCCCGCTCGCTCTTCTGCTCGCGGTAGAGTTTCTCCCACTCCGCAGCCAGCGCGGAGGCATTGGCTATCTCCTTGCTCGCCTTGTTTTGCGAGTAGTATAGGAAACCGCCGCCCCCGACGAGCAGGGTGATGACCGCTATAATGTTGGCCCAATCCATCAGCGCAGTATTTGTGATTTGAAGAATATCTCCATGCTGTCAACGACGGGAGTGATGCGCGGGTGGCTCTCGGAAAGCTCGCGCAGCGAGACCGCCGCGTCCGCTTTCGCGGCGCGCATCCATGTGAGATGCTCGCCGTAGTCGAACCTCTTGCGCTCTCCGCCCGTGCGCGTTCCGAACTCGGTCTGCTGCAGGTAGGCCACGAATGTCACCGCGCACCACGCCCGCCCTATGTCGGACGCGGCTGCAGCGGCGGTGATGTCGGCATCTGTGACGTAGTGCAGCAGGTAGTCGCGCTTGGCGGTCTCGGCGCAGCGTGCGACGATTTCCGCCGCGGCGTTCGGACTCATGCGGTATCCCGCAGCCCTCAAGTCGTTGACAGTCGGAGCGGTCATGGCGGTTGTTACTGGGTTACAAGTGCGACGAACTGGTTGGGCTTGGTGCAGCCACCGCCGACGTAGATTTCCATCAGGTACTCGCGCTTGTTGTAGCCCAAGTTGAAGTCCTCGTACTGGTCGGGACGGCGGTCGCCGACCATCTTGTAGTCGCGCGGCGACATGTAGAGGATACCCGCCCACGTGTTTCCCTGCGAGGGGACAAAGGTGGAGGCGTTGAATACGATTTCCTCGACACCGAGGTAGGCCAGCACGTCGTCGTGGGTGACCAGTCTGCCGCCCTGAGCCGTCATGGCTAACAGTGTGGACTTGATTTCATAATACTTGGCCTTGCTCATGATGGCGATGGCGCCCTCGCTGTCGTCCATGTAGTAGCCGGCCTCCATGATGTCACCGACGCCAGCGGCCTGTGCGATGACCTTCTCGGTGGCCTTGAGGAAGTGGTCGGTGCCGTGGCCCGTGACGATGTAATTCTCCACGGTCTTGAGGACGCGGTCAAGCAGCTCGGCGATGATGTAGCGGTAGAGGACGTCGTCCATGTCGCGAGTCTCGCGAAGAAGGACTTGGTCGACGCGCTGCAGCTTGTAGACGTATGCCGGGCGGATGGTGACGGCGTTGAATTCGAGCTCCTGCTCGGTCTTTTCCTCGCCGGGCGTGTGGGTGTTGCCCATCTCCTCGCCCGTCTCGAAGAGGCTCTTCCACATCGGCAGGCCGGTCCAGTCGACGAGTTCGAGGATGCGGTGACGCTTGCCGATGAATCGGTCATTGATTTCGTTGATGATGAATCCGGGCAGGAAGTCGCCGGCGGTGATGTTGTCGGCGTCAATGCTGTTCTTGACCATGAGGTCGTTGACTTTCTCGCGCCATGCGGCCTTGAACTCGCGCGGCTCGACGGTGTTGCGGACGGTCTCCACGAATGCCTCGCGGAAGGCCTTGGTCTTGGCCATCTCCGCGAGCGTGTTGGCGGTTTTCTTCGCTCCCTTCATGGTCTCGCGAATAGCCTTCACGGCGTTCTGCACCTCCTCGACCTGCGTGCGCACGGCGGCGAGGTCGACGGCGTTGTCGACCATCGCGATGGCGTTGACCAGCGTCTCCTCCTGCTCGCGCAGCTTGGCGATGGTGTTCTCGACGGTTGAGCGGTCGTCGCCGCTCAGGCCGTTGGCCGTCTCCGTCAGGGTTTTGATTCTCTCCCTCACCCACGCGAGGGAGTTTTCGAGTTTCTTTTTCATTTCTTTTACTAATTTTTGGTTAATGTTCAAATTTTATATTGTCGCGGCATCGGCTGCGGGTTACGCCAGCCGTCGGGATGGCCGCCCGCGGGTTACACGAGCAGCCGCCACGCCTCCGTTGTTTCTTTTTGCGCCTTCGGGTTGACCTCGTTGTCTATCGGATCCTCGCTGCCGAACCCGTTGAAGGCGGTGTTCTGCACTTCCAGCCAAGCGCCCGTGTCTGCGGGTGTCGCAACAAGGCTGGCGTGCATAAGCGCGAAGTCGGTGACCTTGATGACGTTGTTCTCTTCGTCCCAATCATAGTCACGCATACCTCCGGCATTGCTGAACCCCTGCAGAATTCCCTCGGCGATTTGCGACTTGATGAGGTTGTAGTAGTACGCCGTGCGGGGTATCCAGCCGACAATTTCCACACCGCTGTCGGTCTTGGTCATGCTCTTGACGATGCCCGCCACCGTGCGCGGGTCTCTGTCGTTGTGGTACAGCACCAGCGGCACGTTGACGGAGTGCGCGAGAAAGTACTCGTCGACGAATTTGTCGTAAGACTCTTTCGTGAACTCCGTGCCGTTCTCGTTCGGCACGTCAAAGGTGGTGAGGACGCCCGACACCTCGATGCCAGTCTCCTCGCCCGCCTCGTTGCGCACAACGCGGTAACGCTGGCCGCCATCGAAGGCTTGCAGCGTGGTGAAGTTGCGGATGATGAGTTTTTTCTTTGCCATAATCTATACGGTTGTGATTAAGTCGTTGATTCTTTTTGTGATATATTCGCGCTGCTCCGGCCATTTCTCCAGCATCTCGAGCAGCCAGTCGACGGTCTCCCGCGTGCGCTTAGCCTCAGCCGCCTGCGATTCCTGCAAGGCTGGGACGCCAACGAAGTCGTACCAGAACTCGTTGTCAGGGTATCGGGTCGCGGCATAGAGGCGGTGTCGCTCGTAGAGGTCGCGCATCACGCGCACCATCACGTCGCACCAGTGCGTGACACAGCTCGAATACATAGACCTTTCGGCCTCCTGCATGTTGAGGAACTTCGCGGACTCGAAGAGCGCGTGCAACTCCTTGGGGATGTCAAGGGCCTGAAGGATGGAAGCCACCGCCGCCTTGCGCTTTCCCTGCAGGTCAAGTTCGGCGATAGGCAAGCGGATAGGCTGGTACTTTACGGCGCGGCGGGTTATCATCAAAGCCCACTTTCCGAACTTCACGCCGTGGACTTTGTGGTACTCGTCTTGAATTTCCTTGTACTGCTCGTCGTCGACGTACCCGTCGGAGACCGTCGAGTTTTCCGGCGACAACACGCCCATAGCGCCGTAGTTGTCGATGAGGTTGAGGTCGGAGTTGTTGACCGTGTCCAGCATCGCGAGCGCTGGCGCCAGCAGCTGTGCGCGGGTCTTGTCAGTGTTGAGGTACACATCGTCGTAGACCCGCATGACTCTGTCCTTCACGCCTCGCCACTCCTCTGGCAGCACCTCGGCGCGTCTGTCTTCCACGCCGCAGGGCAGCAGGGTATAGGCGTCGAAGTCGCAGAACCCGTCCTTGAACATACGCCACACGATGAGCAGCGCGTACCGCTCCACCATCGCGAAGAGGTCGGAGACCGCCAGCAGGCCGCCGCGGCCCTCCGTCGGGTCGCCCTCGGCGGCGTGCCACTCGGCGTTGGCCATGCGGTTCGTTATCATCAAGAGCACACTCTTGACCTCGCCGTCGGCGAAAGGCAGGCAGTCGCGCCCGCCGATGCCGTGGAAGTCGAGGCCATAGATGCCCTCACGATGGACGACGGGGCGGTAGAACTCGAAAGTGTATCCGAACAAGTTGAACTTCATATCTCAACGATTTCGCGGCAAAAATAATGTTTTTTCAATTACACAGGAACAAACAATTTTTGTTGCGCCTCTTTTTCCGCGCCACCGCCCCTCCGTTCGGCTCCACGTTGTCGCCCGCCGCGCTGGTGTTGCCCTCGATTGTCGAGAACAGGTCGCCGCCGAGCGTGGCCTCCACAAGGCCGATGTGGTACGGATTTCCGTTGTTGTCGAGGTATACCACGAAGTCCCCAGCGTGCGGCTGCTGGCTCACGGCGTAGCGGTGTCGGTATGATTGCAGCCACGCGGACACGCCGGCGTGCCATGTCAGCGGCCGACCTTCGTTGACGGCCTCGGCCACCCACGCCCGCGCCTCGGCGTTGACGGCTATCGTTCCTGCCGGAACCGAGCAGTCCTGCCGCCTAGCCCGCATCTCGTAGAGGATAGAGAGCAGGAACATCGCGCACCATGCATAGCCATCCTTCACGCGGCGGTCCACGCCATACAGCACAATGTCCGCCAGCCTGCCGAACCGCGTCCAGTTGTTCAGGCCCGCGCCGCGTGTCTTGCTCTCGTACACCGAATAGTCGCGGGTCTGTTTCTCAAGGTATCCGACCCACCCCTGCGCGGTGGCGATCATAAGGTCTTTGTCTTTGTCTGTCATATCATATAAATTCTTTCGTTGGCTATTCTACAATATTCCGCATCCGTTTCAAAGCCGATGAAATTGCGTCCTGTATTGACAGCTGCCACGGCGGTTGTTCCGCTTCCCATGCAGTTGTCAAGCACGGTTTCGCCTTCGTTTGAAAATGTCTTGATGAGGTATTCGCAAAGACCGACTGGCTTTTGTGTCGGATGCTTCACACTTCTGGCCGTGTTTCCAAATAGCGCACCGTTCCAATTTGAAAACTCAATCACGTCGGTTGGATAACGCCATCCTTTTTCTTCGTAGTAATACGTTTCAGCTTTTTCTTTGCCGACTTTTCCTACAAAGCCTCCGTTAGTTTTCATGAAGTCGCTGTTCCCACGACGGCGGCCTACTCCGGTAGCGTTGTCTTTAATAACTTTTTGCGGGTTGTAGGTTGGCTGTTTGCCATAAAACAACAAAATGTTTTCGTGCAGTCGAAGCGGACGTTTTTTAGCGTCAAAAAATCCAGTTCTTTGTGTTTTCTTCCAGATTATCTCGTATTTGAACATCTTGCGGTTCGAGTTGATAAGGTCGGTGGTGAATGGTTGCGAACTGAACAGCACGATGGCGGCGTTTTCCTTGCATACTCTCAACCATTGTTCCCAAAGTTTGTCGAAAGGCAGTCGGATATCCCATTTTAGCTGCGTCGTTCCGTATGGCAAATCACACAAAACCATATCCACACTTTTATCAGGGATGCGCTTCATCCCTTCCAAGCAGTCTTCATTGTAAATCTTGTTTAATTCAATCATATTCTGTAAATTCTTTCGTAAGCCATCACTAAATTATCCAGCAGGTCGTCGTGGATGTCGTCGCCCGTGACCGGGAACACGTCGGCCTCGTGCAGCAGCTCGCGCACGGCCTCGGTGTTGCAGCCCTCGACGATGCGGAAGTAGTCGCGCATGGCCTCGGCCTGCACGTAGGCGCGGGAGTATTTGTCGCTGCGGGTGACGAACCCCGCGAGGTTGCGCGCCCCCGCCTGCCTCATCTTCTCCATCACGTTCCGACCCGCGCCGTTGGTCTCTATCCACGCCACCGCGACGCCCTGACCCTCCAGCCACCGCGCCGCCTCCTCCGGCGTGGCGCGCTGCTTGGCGAACATGTCCACCAAGTAGAGCAGCCCGCCGTGGCGGACGTAGATGCCGATCACGAAGAAGTCGCGGCCGTAGTCGTTGGCCGGGTCTATCACCGCCACGCGCTGGCCGTCGGGAACATCGGCCACCGTCGCCGGTTTCCATCCTTCGAACAGGCGCACCTGCCCAGTCTCCGTCGGTGCCTGCATATACTGCGCGTTCCAAACGGCATCGCTCACCCGCGACCGCTCAAGCTCCAGCTCCGCCGTGGTCTTCCACGCCTCGCAACAGCTCTTTCCGTCAATCATCGCGGGCAGCACGTAGGATTCCGCGTCGGGCCACATTGAAAACCAGTCGTTGACCGTCCACCGCGTGCCGACATTCAGTATCTTCCTCCGCCCTTCGAGACGGCCGAGCAGCACCGATTCTTTGAACACTAGAAGCTGGCGGTTATAGGCGGCGCTGGTGGCCTCCAGCATATTCTTTGCCGTGTCGTCCACTATGGCGATGTCGAAGCCAAAACCAGTGATGCCGCCGCCGATGCCGACCGCCGCGTGGCTGTCCTGCTCGGTGTTACCAAATCTCCACCGCTGGCGCGTTCCCGAAAATTTAGGCATTTGCGGTGTGAATGTTTCATAAAATCTTTCGCATTGGTTTCTTACCTGCAACCCGAAAGTTTCCGCAAGGTCAGCCGAATACGATGCACGCAGGATCCGAAGACGCGGGTCATATAGCAACGCCCACGAACTGAAAGCGGTGGCGATAACGGACTTGCCGAAACGTGTAGGCATTGAAACATTCAACACGTCCCCAGTCCTGCCATTATCCCACCAAGAGGCCACCGTGTCGGCGACCTCAACCAGCTGCGGGCGGTCTGTTGTCAGTTCCGGCCACAGCCAACGCAGATATTTCGCAAAATTACTCACCTATCGCGTCCAATATTTCGCGCGCCGCGTCCTCGGGTTTCTTCAAGTTCCCGATGTTGTACGTCATTTGCTTTTCGCCTAGCAATTCCTGAATTTTCAGCAGATCGGAGAGTGCCACGTCATCGCGGGTGTTGTCGATGGCCTTTGCCACCAGCCACTCCAGCTTCGTCTGTTTGCTTCCTTCGCTCACTGGCTTTGACAGCAGTTCGGAAAGAACCTGCGCCACCGCCTTGCGCTTCGCCGTGTTCTCCTTGTGTGCCACCGCAGCCCGCGCCTGCATTTCGCGGGCGTTCTCTTTCGTAAATTGTTTACCTGCCATAGCGTTATGGTTTTTGAAGTATTAAAATTTTCTCCTTTCTGTCGTCTTCGGTGTTATGTAGTTTACTGTTTGTTGAGAAGCCGAAGTTCCGCACCTCTTTAATCATAAAGCCCGCTTCTTTGGCGATTTGCTTCCCGTCATCAGCAAGCGGGTATCTTTGCGAGCCGACTTGGAGTATAAAGTAACCACCCTTAACGAGAGCATTGAATGTATTTTCTATCAATACACGATAAAAACCGTTTTTCCATAATTCGTAACTTTTGTACCTCTCGCTACTCGTCTCCTTCCCCTCGTACTTTTCTACATCAAAATATGGCGGTGATGTTAGGGCAATGTCATATTTTTCGCTTTCGAGTTCAACATCCTCAAACGGTTTCTTTATTAATTCAACGCGTGTATCAGGTGAGTACGGCCCGAATGTATCGCGTATTTTTCCTACTCCTTTATGCGCATACTCCGAGGGGTCTATACCTGTGTATGACTGAACATCCGCCAACAGAGCTCCGATTAAACGCCCACCCCATCCGTGACAGGGGTCAAGAACGCGTGGCGGGCGGCCTTGCGGTGAGAACTCATCATAGAGGGACCTGGCCAACTTACTCGGAAAATCTAAACACATACTGCTGCCTGCGATTGGATAAGAACCTTTGGTTATTATAACATTAAGAATACCGTCTTCCGAAAAAGTTCTCAATCCTTTCACGCCTGCACTTTTCCCGTCTTTTATATCTCTTAAAACATCTATGAGACCTTTTTTGTGACTGCCGGCGGATGTGTTCGACTTTTCGGGAGTAAAATAATTGGCTAAATAACTCGGGTAGTCCGCGCCTGTGTACTTCGCCTTTAAAAACTTCGCCCTGCAAAGACCAGCCGTCAACCCATGCATGATCCACCCTTTATCCATAAGGATGTCGTATTGTTCCAACCATTCCTTTACGTTGTCTGCCATTGCATCGTTTAGCAACTGGTCTAAATCTTCAGCCGAAATGTATTTTGCTTTTCTCTTTGATTCCCATTTGTCGGGCACGCTCATCCCCCACTCTTCCAGTTCCGCGGTGTCCCAGTCGCTGGCTATCACCTCCCAGTCATCCTCGCCAAAGGGCAGGTTGTCCTTTATCGCGTACTCGCGCAGTTTGGCGGGGTCCGTGTCGGCTGGAAGTACCTTGCACGGCAGCGCGGTCATCCCTACAGCCTTTGCCGCCTCAAGCCGCTGATTGCCCGCTATCACCACGAACTCACCTTCATGCGGTATCACGATGAGTTCACGCAGGCGCAACATCTCGGGCGCGTCCTGCAATGATTTTTTGAGTTTTTCAAGCTGTTTCTTGCTGATTTTGCGCGGGTTGCGCGGCAGTCCCTCCACCTCGCCGCGATTGGGTCGCAAATTGCGGATTGCTATTTCTCTCGTTTCAATGTCCATATTTTCGGTTGTTTTGCTGGCAAAAATACACTTTTTACGCACACCGCGCCGCAGACCTTCAAAATTACACTTTATACTACGATTAGTATAATTATAATATGGCGGCGGAAAATACGATATTTGCAACGGATTGGTTTTCAATAGGTTACAGTGCGATTATAATAATTATACTAATTATCGTATATTTTTTTCCACCCTTATATATCTGTTTTGCTTATTATATTGAATATCAACTACTTAATGAAAAACCCATATTATTATAAATATTATTATTATAATTATTATAATTAGTATAATTGACTTGTAAGATATTATAAGCCAACGGGTTGCAATTATACTATCTCAACACCCCGATAGTATAATTATTATAATTTTACCCGACGAAAAAAAAGGCCGCCCCGAAGGACGGCCTTTGTGTCACGGGTCTATATGGAACGGCGGCGCGGTATAATTAGTAAATCTTCGGCCTGCCTTGCTGCCTCGCCTTTATGCCGTGTTTTTGCGCGAACCTCGTCACAGCGGCCTCCGTCCTTCCAAGTATGTCGGCGGCTTGCCGCGTGGTCATATTTTGAAGATTGTCGCGCAGCCATCTTATTTCTTGGCCTTTCCAAGGCCTCCAGCTGTTTGTTGTCTTTTTCATATTTCTAAAATTTTGGTAAATGTTTCAATATCATGGCAGAAGAACACGGTCTCCGGGTGGCGCGCCTGCCACGTAAGCTGCTCGGGGCGGATGCGGGCGGCGGCGGAGCGTTTAAACTCCACCATCACGAACCGCCCGCCCTTGAGGAACGAATAGTCGGGGATTCCCTTGTTGCCGTTGTTCTCGTTCTTCCACGCGTCCCAGCCGTGCCGACGCGCCAGCTGCACGCATTGTCTTTCGATTTCGCGCTCTTCGTGTCTCATTCCTCGCCTCCTTCCTTGATTTGTTAATTTTTTGTTTGTTTTTCCGTGAATTTGTCCAAAACGGCGGTGCAGAGCGCGTCGAATAGCCGCGCGAAGGCGGTCTGCGCCTCCTCCATCGCCGGAAGCCTGCCATCGTTGAGCAGCTCGCAGCCTATCAGCGTGTCCACCATGCCGAGGGAGTAGCGCGCCTCGGCGTACTTCTGCCGCTTGCCCGTGAGCCACTCGTGGCAGCGGGAGCAGCAGTCGATAAGGCCGGAGGCCGTGGCGATATGCATGGCGCGGTCGATGTCCGTGTAGCGCACCTTCTGCGCCAGCGCGGCGCGTATCTCGTGGCGAAGGCGGTCGAGTTCAGGCTTGCAGGCCGCGACGGTCTCCTCCAGCGCGTCCTCGTAGCCCTCGGCTCGGTCGCCTCCCCAGCCGCGCCGTATCTCCAGCATCCTGTGCCTTATGATTTCCTGCACGTCGGCGCAGTAGGAGCGGGCGTGGCCGTCGGTCTTGAGTTCCTTGAGCCGCTGGATGGCGAACGTCTCCGCGCCGGCGAAGCGCAGGGTGGCGTCCTCCAGGATGATGAGCAGGTTGCGCTGGTCGGGCGTGAGTTTCTTCGCGCCGCCGAGCGTGGTTGTGGGGATCGTGACGTGTCTCATTTAGTTGCGGCCTCCACCCGCTTGTTGGTTTTGTCTTTGTTTTGGAGCAGCCGCAGCACTCCCTCGTCCACGGTGTCCTTCGCTACCAAGTGCCACACCTGCACTGGCTGCGTCTGCCCGGTGCGGTGCAGGCGGGCGTTCGCCTGCGCGTAATACTCGTAGTTGTACGTCAGCTCAAGCCAAAGCACAATGTGGCCGCCGGACTGCAAGTTCAGGCCGTGTCCCGCGCTGGCGGGGTTGGCCACCAGCACGTCCAGCTCGCCGCCGTTCCATTTGCCGAGCCAGTCGAGGTTTGAACCTTTGACCGATGCGAAGCGCAGCCCCTCTTTGGCCAGCTCCTCGCCTAGCCACAGCGCGGTCTCGCGATAGTTGTAGAACAGCAGCACGGACTCTCCCTCGCCCGCGGCTCGGCGGCAGAACTCCACGGCGGCGGCGATCTTCGCCCCGCCGCCCTTGATGCGCACCACGCCGTCCTCGGACCATTCGCCGTCGCGGTCGTACACGAACCCGCTGCAGAGGGTCTGCACCTTGGCGAACCGCGCCTTCTCGGAGACGGTGAAGTCGTCGAGGCCTCCGGGCAGCTCGAAGTGCAGCGTGGCCACAAGGTCGTCGTAGGCTTTGCGCTCGGCCTTGGAAAGCTCCACCTCCACGGTGTGGGTCTGAATCGGAGGCAGATGCAGGTAGTCCTCGGTGGTCAGCGTGATGATGTCGCCCAGCCACGGGGCCAGCGCGGTCTCTGCGGTCGTTCCGTGGCGCGGTTTCCAGTCGGGGAACGCCACCGGGCGGCCTTGGTTGACGTTAACGAACCACCGACCGCGCCATGCGTAGTAGTCGTGCTCGTCGGCCGATGCTATGCCGCAGGCGGCAAGCTGCGCGTAGGTGTCCAGCAGGCCGTTCGGCGCGAACGTGCCAGTCAGCCCGATGCGGCGGTCGGCGTCCACGGCCAGCACCGCCTTCGTGCGCTGGGATTTCAGGTTCTTGAACGAGGTCAGCTCGTCCATCACCAGCACGTCGAAGTGCTTGCCGGCGAACAGCCACACGTTGTCGCGGCTCACCACCTTTACCGGCGCGTCGCTGTCCGCGTCCTGCTTGTTTTTCGCAGTAACCAGCAGCATATTGGCGCGCAGCTGCCACAGCTCCCACTTCTCGGCCTCGGGTATCCACACGGTCTCGGCCACGCGCTTTGGCGCGACGATGAGGGCGGTGGCGTGCTGGTAGAGGCGGCGCGTGTAGTCGAGGAAGTGCAGCACGGCGGTGGTCTTGCCAAGCCCCATGCCCACCGAGAGACAGGCGCGTGGATGGCTGCACAGCCAGTTGGCTATTCTTTTTTGGTAAGGTCTTAATTCCATAATTTACAAAGATAGTTGTTTGTTAATTTTTCTCGTTAGAACGGCAATTCCTCTCCGTTGCCTTGCGTATAGTCCATCTCCGACTGCTGCTCCGGCTGCTCCTTGAGCATCCGCTCAAGCGCGGCCTTCAGCGGAATGATGTTGTAGTATCGGCGGTTGCTGCTGCTGCACGGCTCGCCGAACAGCGCGACCACCGCGTCCTTGATGATGTTTGCGTTTTTGCGCACGTCATAACTCTTGGAGATGAAGTCCGTGAAGAATTTGGGATAAGCCACTTGGTAGCGGTTGACCGAGGACACACCTCCGCACGCGGCTATCTCCGCCGCCGTCGCGCTGTTGCCGCACCGGGCGAACTCCTCCACGCAGGCCAGGAACTCCGGCGACACGAACGCGCTGCGGATGTCGTCCTTCGTCACTCCAGCCTCGCCCTTGACTTCCGGCATCGTGTCGCGGTACCATTTGGCCGTGTCCGGCTCGTCGGGAGCGTTGACCACGAAGTCCAGCCAAATATCGTAGAGCCGTTCGTAGGGCGTCTCAACGGGTCGCTTGGCCATGATGGCGAACAACCTGCGCTCGCTCTCGTCTGCCACAACGCTGGCGATGTCGTTGTTGCTGGTGAAGATGTAGTTTCGGGTGCAGGGAATGTCCACCGCGCTTCCGAATTTGATGTTGACCTGCGCCGTGTCCGAGGTGATGGCCGTCTTGAATTTGCCGTAATATTTCGCGGTAGACTTGCCAGCGAAGGCCTCGTCCATCACCACGCAGGCGTATCGGGTGGCCTTCGGGCGGTCGAAGCCGCCGAACTGCAGCTCACACGGTATGTCCGAGAGGTACGCGCCACGCCGCGCCTCCTCCCACGTCGCGCAGCCGTTGAGGATGCCGGCCACAATTCGGGCGACGGTGGTCTTGCCCGTCATTTTCTCCTCGCTCCACAGATAGACTGCGCGGTTCAGGGCGGGGTCGGCGTCGTCGCGGCGGGCTTGGCAGACGAAGTACCGCCACGCCTCCAAATCAGCCTCGGAATAGCCGTAAATAAAGCCTAGTTCCTTGCGGGCGACAAAATACTTGTCCGAAGATTTTTCGCCCGAAAAAAGCGCGTTTCTGCGCCTCGTCAATTCTTTGCGCTCGAACTTGCGCAGCCACAGCGACTCGGCCGCCGCGAAGGTCCTGCGGTCGGCGTCCGCGCTGCTGCTGATGCGCTTGGCGCGGGTGAGCAGCACGTCGGCCTCGGGCATCTTGGCGCGGGTCACCTTGCTGAGCAGGTATCGGTCGCAGGCCACGGCGTTCCACGCCTCGCGGTATGCGGTGGCCAGCTCGCGCAGGCTGGCGAAGTCGCAGCCCTCCAGCGCGGCCTCCACGTCGGGAGGGTAGGCCTTGAGAGCCTCGGCCGTCACGGCGCAAGGCACGTCGGCGGTGCTGTCGCGGTTGCCGAATCTTTCCTTGTAGGTCATCGCCCTCCTCCTTTCAGCTGCGCCTCGCGGCAGTCCCAAATGTCGCAGCCGTCGGACAGACGGTGATATTTTTTCAGCGGCTCGATGTCAAGGCACCTCCATCCGAATGCGTCCGCCGTGCGCCGCCAGTTCCAGTACTGGCCGTCGTCGGGCACGAGCGTCACGTCGCGACCCATCAGCGGCATCAGGTCAATCGCGCCCTTTAACATCTGCGATCCTCCGCAGGCCAGCCAGAGGCGGTTGCGCCCCTGGTGGTCGGTGGCCGCCATCAAGACAGCCGTTTTCTCGCCCTCTACAATGTAGATGTGCATCCCGACTGCCACGGCCAGCTTTAGCAAGTGTTGTCCGAAAAGGCACTGCCGCAGCTCGCGCCCAGCGGTGTGGACTCTGACGTGTGATGATTTGTGCAGCCACCACACGGGCAGGCCTCCGTCCTCCCTTTTGAGGCGGTGGCCGTCGCTGCCGTAAAGGATCGCCTTGGCCGTGCGGACGTTCGTGCCGTCGTACTGGTAGTAGATGCACTCGCCGTGCGCACCCGTGCCGCATAGGTACGAGGCCATCACTTCGCGAAGCCTCGCCTCGCCGACGAGCGGATCGTATGCCAGCAGCAGGCTGTTGTTGTCGGTCACTTCGTCGTTCAGCGCGTACTCTTTCGGCATCAGTATCGGCTCTTTCGGCGGCTCCGGGATGTACTCGCGGTCGGTGTCGGCCTTGACATCGCTGCCAGGGTAGCGGAAATAACCGCAGTTGTTCTCGCGGTTGCAGCGTCCGTATTCCGGTCCCGCCTTGACCATCGGGTCGGCGGTCAGCACGTAGGGCACGAACCTCATCTTCCCGCATTTCGGGCAGCGTTCCTCGCGCCCGCCTCTCCTGAGGCTCCACTTGTATACCTTCCCGTCGGCTCTCATATCGCGCCTCCTCTCCCGACGTCCTCAAGTTCGACGTCGATGCCGAATTTAGACTTCATTACGCTGCGCAGCGTGCGGAACGTGCCGACCTGCGGCACCCGCGTCCCTTTGACCCATCCGGCGACCTGCTGCCACGACCAGCCGCCAGCCTTGGCCACGGCGTAGATAGTCACGCCGTGGTCTTTCAGCTTGTAATATAATCCGTTGTATTCGTTCTCTTTCATAGCGGCGAGATTTTAGAATGGTAGCGGTGTGTTGTCGGCATCGTCGAACATCGGCGGGAACTGCTGGACGCGCTGCAGCTGGTACTGTTGCGGCGGCTGGTATTGCGGCTGCTGCGGCTGTTGATACTGCTGCGGCTGTTGGTACTGTTGTGGCTGTTGCTGGTACTGCTGCTGCTGCTGGTACTGCTGCTGGACGGCGGCGGGTTGTTGCGGCTGCTGCTGGACGGCGGCGGGTTGCGGCGGTACTGGAGCCGCGCCGGGCATCGCGGTGAACGGGTTCCGCTGCGCCTCGCGCAGCTGGATGGCGTTCGCCCAATAGCCGCGCGGTGACTTCGGGTTAGTCGGGTCGCCGTCCAGCGTCGAATATTGGATTACGCACTCGTACTGCCTTCCGTCCAACACACTGTTCAGCGGCTTGGCGATAGGCTGCGCCTGCTCGTCGAACCACGTGCAGCGGCTTCCGATTTTGAAGTTGACGCGCAGCCGAGGGTGGCCGCTGCCGTCGGTGTAGGGCTTGCCGTGCGCCGCGAAGGGCAGGGCGGCGGTGTCGCCCGCCGCGAAGGTGACCGTGAAGGCTATCTGGTCGTCCTCGCCCTTGAGTTTCCAATTTTCACGGGCGATGCGCTCGTTGTAGACTTTAACGTCAAACCACCCGGTCAGGGTGTCCGATACTTTTGTTTCTTTTGCCATAATTTATTGATTTTTAAGTGATTGGTTGTAATGATTTACAATGTCGCCGTAGCTGGCGTCCATCCTGCGCACACATTCGAGGTACGTGCCGCGCAGGGCCATGTCGTCGGAGAGCATGGTGTCGGGGACCTCAACCTCGACCGACAGCCTGACAGTCTGGTATGGCGCAAGCTGGTAGACCCGCTCCGCCGACAATTTGATGACTTTCGCGTTACTCATTGCCACCCTCCTTTCCGCTCGTGACGGTGTCGGATATGAGGTTGTCCACCTGCTCCACGGGGTTTCCTCCGAAGACGGCGTCCAAGGCGCGCGACAGCGGCTCGGCCACGTGGCTGTTGCCGCCCTCCGCTTTGTCGTCAAACATCCGGCGGACTTCTTCAAAGAAGGAGGCCTCAGATTCGGCCGTATGGCATCCTGGTGCGAAAATTGTGTTGCCATTACGTAAGCCGTTGCCGTACCATACACTAACGAAGTACTCATGATTGTCGGCAAATCCGTCCTCGACGATATGGACGTTCAGGAAACCGCCGGCCGGAATATGCGGCATCTTGTTCATCAGACGCCGCGCCACAATGCGCGCGGAATGTTCCGAGCCGTCGCAGTATACCGTCTCCCGCTGCTGAAAACCTCTTACTGTCGCGTCGTTTTCGTTCTCGGTTTCTGTTTCGGGCTCCTGGTCATCCTCGGCGTCGGCGCATTCACGCGCGCACTCGCTCTTTATCTTCATGATTTCTGCTTTGAGGTTCGCAACTGTAGATTCATATTTTTTGTTCACGTCCGCGAGTTTTGCGCGGTACAAGGCCTGCACGTCATAACGCTCCGTGCTTTCAGCCTTGAGTCCTTCCAACGCTTCCGCACGTCTCCACATCAGGCCGGCTCGCTCGGCCGCATTATCGCTGCGTGCGAAGGCGATTTTGGTTTCGATTTCGGCGACCTTGAGTTTCGCCGCTGTTCTCAACTCGATGATTTTCTGTTGTTTTTTCATAAGATTTGGATTTTTAAGGTGATTATTTTTCTTCTTTCTTGAGATTCACGGTCAGATAACCCGCTTTTTTGGTGATTTTAGTGTGGTATGCGGCGTATAGGTCGGCGTGGTCTTTCTCGAATTTCTTGGCATCGAACCCGACGGAAGAGGTCGGCGCGGTGTATGTCACGGAGGCCGTATCCGTCCATACCTTGTTCAGGTTGTTGCCGTCCATATACGCCAGCAGCTCGGCCTTCTTGGCCTTGAGCATCTCCTCTTCCTGCGCCATCAGCTTGGTAGTGGTCTCGATGTCCTTCAGCAGCGCGGCGACCGTCGGCGGCAGCTCGTTGATGCCATTATCGTTAATGGTCAGGTCGAGCGCGGGGAAGGCCTCGTCGATGGTCTCCAGCGCGGCGGCCAGCGCATCCACGGCCACGGGGTCGCGCGCCACGTCCGTTGTCTTGCGCCCGTCGGAGGTGTCGGAGCAGAGGCACACCGCATCCGCGCCCAGCATGTAGTACCATTGCAGCTGGGCTTGGTATTGCTTCTCCAAGCCGTCGTGGCTGAATTTCCTCGACCACTTGCACTCGGTCACGGTGTTGGTCTTCGGGTTGTAGAAGTCCGCGTGTGCGAAGACTCTGAAGTGCTGCCGGATTGCCATCGTGGTGTTGGGGTTGGGTTGTAGTAACGTCTCGCGATCCCATCCCATCGCCTCCAATGACTTCGCGACCTCATCCTCGAATGCTCTGCCGGCTTGGATTTCCTGGCTGTCGAAGTCCGGGCACGTCTCCAACCCTTTAAGTTGCAGGATACGGTGTTTCTGCGCCGTGGTCAGGGGCTGGCCTTCGCGGATGCGTTCGGCCATCGCCAGCACCATTGCGGCGTCGCTGCCGCCGAAGCCGCCCACGCGGGTGGCTCTGATTTCATCGTTGTGGTTGTAATTTTTCATAATTGTTTGATTTTTTTGTTTGAAAATTAGTAATTTATTGCCGATTCTTTGTTTATAAAGAAATGGATTCCGTGGCTGCACTCATTCCATCGGTCATCGTCGAACGAATCAGGGTACACCATTTCGCCGACACGGTATGTTGTCTCTTTGTAGTTGTAATTCGTTGTCTCAGCATATTGTTCTTTTGTCTCAATATCCGAGATAGACATAACCAAGGCTTTGTCGCACCTGCATTTGGCTGTAGTCGCCGAACTCCTCTTTGCGTCTTCCGGTATGCGTAATTCTATCAGTTTTCCGTCCACCTTTTTCCATCCGGTAAAATCGCCGTCAGACGGGCAAGCGATAGGAATAAATGGTATGTTTTTCGCGCCGCCGAGGTTCGCGTCTCCGAGGTTCGCGCCGCTGAGGTCCGCGCCGCTGAGGTCCGCGCCTCTGAGGTTCGCGCCTCTGAGGTTCGCGCCTCTGAGGTACGCGCCGCTGAGGTCCGCGCCGCTGAGGTTCGCGTCGTAGATGTTCGCGACTATGAGGTCCGCGCAGCTGAGGCTCGCGCCTATGAGGTTCGCGCCTCTGAGGTTCGCGCCTCTGAGGTTCGCGCCGTGGAGGTTCGCGCCGCTGAGGTTCGCGTCGTGGAGGTTCGCGCCGCAGAGGTTCGCGACTATGAGGTCCGCGCAGCTGAGGCTCGCGCCTATGAGGTTCGCGCCTCTGAGGTTCGCGCCGCTGAGGTACGCGCCGCGGA